CCTTTAAGCGCACTTGGATTTTTTGAGACTCCCCCAAACATTTTGCCAAAGGCGCCTGCAATAATTGAGCCAATCTTGCCCATAACTGCGCCCTTGACAGCTGAAAGTGCTGCAACTAAGAACATTTTTGTAAGTGCAGCAGTAAGAACAACCTTACCTACCTTGATAAGCTTTGGCTTGAACTTATCAAATAGTGTTTGTCCCAAATCAGCGAGAGCTTTTCCTAGAGGCGGCAGAAGTGCCTTAAACAAACTACCAAATTCTTTTCCTAGATCACTAAAAAGCTTGCCTAGACCGGTCTTGATCGGCTTTGGATTTTTAATCGCATGTGTGATATTCTTAACAAGGTTTGTCAAGCCCTTGATTGCCATACCTAAAAGTGCTTTAAAGATCCCCTTCACAGCTTTAAGGATCTTAGAACCACCTTCCATGACGTCTTTTCCGGCGCTTCCTTGTTTTCCAAAGAACTTTTTAAATGCGCCTTGAATTTTATCTATAAATTTTTCTGTGGCTTTAACAGGATCTTTGCCCAAGTCTGTAAAGAATCCTTTAAAAATTTTCTTGACATCATTCATCAAGCCACTAAATTTCTTAGGATCAAATATTCCTTGTAAGCCTTTTAAGAATTGCTTGACACCTGGAAACATCTTGACAAACATTTTGCCGATTTGCTTGCCTGCTCGGAACACAACCTTAAGTGACTTTCGAATATTACGCATTACAGCGCGAAATTCTTTAGATTTTTTAATCCCGTCGCCAAATCCTTGCAAGAAAGCATCAAAGAAACCTTTAAATCCGCCGCCTCCACCGCCTTGTGTCATCTTCTGGATAGAAGTAGCCAGCTTATCCATTGCCTCAGCTTGAGAAAGCTGCTTCTTTTCTGCTTTGTCACCGCCTTTTGATATGTCATCATAGCTTAATGCCATACCTTTCTGACTAAATGCAAGCTTGGCTGCTTCTTCTGATAGACCTGCTTGACTAGCCAACATCTTTAATTCTTGTCGGCTCATATCTTCAACAGACTTACCTGTTTCTTTAAAAGCTTTTTGCAACATTGAGAGTCGCTCAGCTGGATTCTGAGCGTTCATCAGTTCCATAGCATCAACATTCATACCGAATGCTTGCGCCATTTCTCCAGCGCCTTTAGCTGCATCTTCAAAATTATCAAACTTACTGATAACGCCTTGAAGATCCTTGGCGGCGATTCCTAACTTATTGGCAAAGATTGCTGCCTTGCCCAATTCCTTGACACTTAATTGGCCGAAATTGGCAACGTCTGCTGACATCTCAGCCATAGACTTACCAACAACCTTTGCATTGACACCAAACTGCTCACCCATGTTAATTGCCATGGAGGCAAACTTATTCATTTCTCCGACTGGATCTTTGCCAGCCATTGAAGCTTGCTTAAGCATTGAGGCTTGTTGTTCTGCTGTAAGCCCTAAGCCTTTTCGATACATTGAGAGCTCAACACCAGACTTAGCAATAACGTCTGTCAGACCGTTAAGTGCAGGTCCTAATGCAGTTGCCAACTCATGTATGTCTTTCATTGCAGCCGCAACACCACCTGGACCAGATCCGTACACTTGTCTGACACTAAGGCCTGTTCCGGCGAGATCACCCATCTGAGACTGTACCTGACCCAATGAAGACGCTACTGCCTTACCTTCATTTGTTGCCAAGTCACCAAACTCACCTCGAATAGCCTCTAGCTCTTCGCGAATAGGAGAAGGACCACCGCCTCCAGACTGTGCCATTCCAATCAGACCTGACATCATCTTAAATGGTGTCTTGAGTATGGTTGCTCCAATTTGTCCTAAGGAGCCTACGATCCCTGTAATGCCTTTGCCTACAGCGCTGAACATTCCCAAAGCACCCTTAAATCCGGATATCAAACCGACACCAGCACCTACAGCGGCAACCTTTGTAGCATCCAGCTTTTTAGACAAACCTCCGGCGGCTTCACCGACAGTTTCTAAAGAATTTTTAGGTTTTTCAGCAGCATCAGCAGCATCATTTAAGGCACCTTGCATGCCTTCTAGCTTTTCGACCATTCCGTCAAGAGATTCACACTTGAGTGCAGCACACAATTGCATTGCGATCTGTGTCTGATCTTGCAGCTGTTTGGCTTGCGCCGAAAGCAGAGCTTGGCGATCCTGCAAGATCTTATTGATCTGCTGTTGTATTTCTAACTGTGCGCCTTCATCGGCCATACGCTATATACACTCACAGGCTATTGCTTAACAAGATTAAGTATTTCACCCGTCAAGCTTACCGTAGTAACTATAAACGCCAGATTCGACCAGTAACCTTATTGTACTTCTTTGCGTGAAGTCGCTTTGACTCTAGGAGAGGAAAGACGTTCTGAACCTCTATGTCTTCGTTGAGGAGAGCATCATATAACTTCTTAGATGCTTCTAAAACGTTTTTTGTAGCTTCCACAATTTCTTTTTTGCCTTTAATCTTGACAGACTTAGAAGCACCCAAAATATAACTTGCGTATGCAGATTCATCAATAGTAAATTCGCTCATAATAACCTCGCTATCATTAAATATTAGATGCTAAGTAAATCTTCTCAATCTTGAAGGAACTTGAGATCTGTGGCGACCTTGTAAGGCTCGTGTTTGTGGGTCGTTGGCATGAGCAGCTCTGGATGCACCGGTTTGTGCTTCATTAGCTGCCTTAATCTCTTTGTTGAGTCTTTCTAGAAACCATATTCGTTGCCACACCGGAAGTCTATAACATTCTTCAAATGTGAATCCCATATAGTACATAAGATTGAATATCTGCTCTAGAAAGACTTCTTTATCATTCGGAGTCAGGCCAAAAAAACGTTGCGCCCATAGGCAGGCGCACCTCCGAAGATTCGAGACAATGTGGGCAGTCCATCCATTGTTTCATATCAATCCCCGGCTCGTGCTTATCAATAAACTTACGAAGCTCGAGAGAATCCCTAGCAGGCATGTTTCTGATAAAGTGAGAAATCTTTGTCTTGTCAGTTACGTTTGCAACTGAAACGATTGAATAGTGTAATCGCGTGGTAACAAAGTTGTCTGACTTCATTCCCTGCTTCTTTCTGCGTTCCATTTGTGTTGTTAGATTTGATTCATCCTCACCCGTCAAGAACTTAAATTTAACTGTCTTTTTAGTAACTGGAAGGGTAAACTCAAACAAGTTGGCACCTGGTGCTACTGGCTCAATCTCTAGACGCTTAAGCGGAAGCTCAGCCAAGCTAAACGTTTGCTTAGAACGCTCAGTGCATGCTGGACAATCTACTTCGGCATTGTAATCAGAGCCGTAACCTGTAATTCGAATTGCGGTCATTACAGCGTTTCTGTCACCGGTAAGCATTTGATCCGGATCGATAGATTTGTCAATTAGACATGACTGAATCAAGGCACTAATTACTGTACCTTTCTTGATTAAGGTTCTTGAGGTAAGAATGTCCTCTTCCTTGGCAGTCATTGCCTTAATATCAAGAGTTTCCTGTGACGCCAATGGAGACTCAGCAGGATAAACTGTGCCGCCTGATGGCAGAGGTACTGATTCTGTGGGAACTTCGAAGTCAAAGTCTTCCTTCATTACGTTCCGAGTTGTAAATCCTGCCTTTTGTGCCTCAGCAGCAGTAAATACTTCATTCCGATTTCTAGTCTCATTATCTGACACTTTTTTATGTCTCCTTCTGGTTGTGCGTTACTAGGTGCGGTTTACTGCACATCGTATAACATTAGTAAGAAATGGGAAGTTGTTAAATAGAAAAAGCCCGGCATTAGCCGGGCTTGAGCTTTGTGAAAGCTATAAGATTGATTTTAGTACTGCAGAACGCAGTTATCGAATCTGATTGACAGAGAAATCTCAGTGAAATCCTCTGCACCGTAGTCAAGGTCACCGAATGAAGCGTTGGTCAAGAAGCAACCCTTAAGGTCCCAAAGCTCAACGACGGTACCGACTGGATCGAGAAGCTTAAGCTGACAATCTCTCTTGTAGAAATCTGCGTAACCTGCGCGACCTGATACTGATTCAAAATGTGTTCGTACCCATTCCATAACCTGCTGAGCACCGGATGGAGCAATTGGATCGTAAAGAGTTACTGAAATTGCTTCAAACTTTGCCTTGCCCGCCATATAACGAGTGGAGTTCATGAATGAAACCTCCTGCTCTGCGATGGTAATGTTGGGACGTGCTGCGGTCTTCATCAAGAAGGAGTCGAGCCCCTCAATGGCGAAGACCCAACGAAACTTTCGTTTCGGCTCAAACTTATTTGGTAGCATATCACTGACTTGAAGTGTCTCTGCCATTTGATTAGTCTCCTAGTTTCCTTATTTACTAAGTATGTAATTGTCGAGATTAAATCTCGGCTCCTTGATTTGTTACGACAAAATCCAACGAGATGAACTCGAGAGAGCGTGTCGGCTGTAAGAAAATCTTACCACGTATAGTGTTATTTTCAACGTCGGCCTGTGTTGTGGTCGAAGTATCAATCTGTACTTTATATCGATCAAGACCTTGTTGTGCTTGAATCTGTTGCATGATTGGATTCACCAAGTTGGAGAATCTTGCAAGCGTATCAACTCGATTCGGCTCAAACAAGAGACCTTGAGCAATTCTCTTAACTCTGCGACGAATATCAATAAGAAGACGACGTACGTTGACGCGGTCAAGAGCACTTTGTGCAGCTTGAAGTGTCTTCTGTCCGAATACCACAACACCCGGTGTGTGCGGGAAGCTTGTGATTGGATTAATATCTGCCTCGTAGAGTGCATCTAGATTGGCTCTCTTAAGCTTTACTTGTGATTCCAATACAGTACTAAGGGCGCCACGTGTAAAGCCCGCAGGAGCAAACCATGGATGTGATACCGAGTCATTCAGTGAGAATGCTCCGAGAACCGCAACAGATGGAGGACATTGTACGTTTCCACCAGTAGCAGGATCTGTAATCACAACGTCTGGGAAGTAAGCAGCTGCGAATGAACTATCTAGATTTCTACTCTCAAAGTTGTTAACAGTGTATGTAACGTTTGTAAGCTGATCAGATGATCCTGTTACAAATGAGTTGTTCTGGTCTTTTTCTTCGATATCCATCAGGAACATTGCATCGAATCGATTCTCTACAGAATCAACCGCGTAGTCTGTAACTGATGGGTGACGCATACCTGGAATTGCGAGAAGTTGAATTTCAACATCTGATTTTTCTTCCATAACGTCAACAGCTTTTCTATACGCTGCAATTGTTGGACCTTTAACTCCGCCCTGATTTGCACCTTCACCAAACTCGCGGCGAACTGCAATATCAGAAAGCTTTGTCTTTTCTTTGTCGAAGATATTCAAGCCATCGAAACCACCCTGAACGAATGTGGTAAACTTGAGATATTTTCTAGTTGGCAAGTGGCTAAAGTCCTTTGCAGGATCAAGGAATCTTGTGCAGTCACTAGGAATTGATGTTCCATCCGCCAATTCCAAAGAGGATGCAAGTGATCCATCACGTCGATATGCTGCTGATTCCCATCGGTTAACGATCGGACGATCAGCTGAGCCTGTTGAGATCTGAACTCTTTCCAATGTGAACATGTTGTTGTTATAAAGGTCAGAGTCAAGAACCGCACCATTAAGATCAGCTGCACCTGCATTGTCTCTTACGAAAGCAGATGCGCCATCAAGTCTGTGCTCTGGGAAATAGCGGGTAAATGATGCCAATGACTCATCAACCACTGTGCTTCTGTTTGGTTCTTGGACTGAATCAATTCTTTCGAACTGAACTCCCCAGCAAAGATCTGCGTTTGCACGCTTCTTGTTTCCTTTTCCTTGACCGAGATTTCGTCGGAAAGGAACAGGTGGCATCTTAACCTTGCGAATCTCTGCAACGGTTACACCAGAAGCAGCTTTAATTGCTGCAGAATCAATTGCATCAAGTTGCCCATTACCATCTAAGGAAAGGTGTCCAGGCCCTCGGAAACCAACAGGAATTGATGTCTCTGGCAAAGCACCTCGTGCTACATCTGAATGTACCTCAACTCTTACGTGACGTGACCGGTTTGCAAAGGATCCTTCCATGCGAAGTTTCTGTGCACCGTTACGTTGATCAAAGTCGTAGTAGAGGTTCATATCACCAATTCGACGTGCAATGTAGTTTTCTGAAGAGCGATCCAAGTTGACACCTCGGAAAGCCTCGAGAACCACAGGGTCTGTATCGCTATCATAGAAGCTTCGAATTACAACGTCAAACTTACCGAACTTGTTATTCTCATTGCTGCTAGCTGCGATATTCTCAATAGTAATCTTAAAGAGATCGTTAGCAGATGCGCCATCATCCAGGGCATGAAGCTTGAAAAGATTTTTGTTTCCTGCGCCAAAGTCTTGTGACATAAACCAAGGTGAACGTGCAGTTCTAAATCTTTCTTCAAAGTTTTCGTAGTTTGGATTGTTAGCACTTCCTACATTGCGACCTTCTGCACCAACCAGGACGAAAGCCGCCTCAGCGCCACCTGTCTGATCTACACCTACACCTGTAACTGTTGCCAGTGCAGGATGCACATCCCAGTGTGCATAGAGAAGGTGTCCAGCTTCACGAATCTTTGAAGGATCTGTATTAAGTACACGTGAGATGTAGCTTGGATCTGCTGGATCAAAAGAAGCCTTAATTTTGTTAGGATAAAGTGAGGTTCCTTTGTGACCATTCAAGTAGATCTCAAATGATTGCTTACCGTTAGTAGTGGTTACTGTACCGTGTGCTGCACCTGCGTCAACGGCAACTGTTCCTGCGTTATCAGATACAGGAGGTTGACTATCTGCATTAATCGTAGACTGAGTTTCGTGCGTTGATTTGAGTGACATAACAACGCCGTCAGCAGTCATAATTGCTGCTCTTAGAATTGGCTTTGCTGCGCCACCAGCGCCACCGGTAAAGTTTGTAGCTGTTAGGTTTAAACCAACAGCTGCCGCTGTAATTGAAGTATTACCAGCTTGACCAGCAGTTGCTTGAGTTAGTGTAACCTCGCCGGCTCCATCAGAAACTGCGACGATAGTTCCCCCATGACCGGCTGCATTATTAATAGCATCAGCAAGTGAATCGGCAGCTGCTGCAGCATCAGTATTAATGAAATGATTATCAGCTAGGGATTCAGCGGCTTTCGCTATATAGGTAACTGAAGTTCCTTCTGCATCTATAATTTTAACAGTTCCATCAATATCAACATCACCGGCAATTGTAATTGTCGCGGTGGCTGCAGCGTCAGCGGCATCGGTCATACCGGCATCTGCCAAAAAGCCAGAGCTATTTGCATCTCTCATCAAAGAACCGAGAAAGTTCATTCTTCCGAGAGGTTGCGGGCGGTCTGCTCCTTGATCAAAGTCGCCATCAGCATCATCAACAGGAGCCACTGCGTAAGGATTTGCACCTGCAACAGTTAGAACGGCATCTCTCGTAGAACCAATCATTCCACTGTCTTTAACAAGACGTTCACCGACAACGAATCCTGCGTTTGTAACAACGCCTGTAGTCGCGTCTCTCTGAGTACCGTCACCAACACCTAGAACTCTAACATAAGTTCCGGCTCGGGCGTTCCTCATCCACTCGTTCATGGCTAGAGGTCCAAATTTTTCTCCGTCAGTCGCACCAAACTCAGCGACGAAGTCTTGGTAGGTAGCTACTGTAATCGGAACGAAAGCTCGTCCTTTCAAAGCAGTACCAATGACACCAGCCGGTGTTCCTTGTGGTCCCAAAGCGGTAGGACCGCTTAGATCGATCTCCCTAGTGCTAACGCCGGGGCTCTTAAATGTTAGCTCAGCCATTCTATCTTGCTCCTAACTGTGCAAATTGTTCTATAATATACATATTCATTACTCGAACGAAACTCCGCTATTCGTAACGATGAAGTCAACAGCGATAAACTCAACAGCACGAGTTGGTACGAGAATAATTCTACCATTCATTTTGTTAGCTTCGCGATCAGCTTCTGTATTGTTAGTGTTGTCACACACAACGTTAAATTTCTCAACGCCTGCTTGTGCCTGAATCAAGGTAAGCAATGGTGTAACTTGATTAACAAATCTTTGTCGAGTCTGCTCGTTGTTTTGTTCGAAGAGCAGCTTGGTTGCAACGCCTGAAATGAGTCGCTTAACTTCAAGAAGAAGTCGTCTTACATTGACTCGATCAAGTGCCGACTTAGCAACCTGCAATGTTTTCTGTCCGAAGATTACGAATCCACCTGTTGGGAAAACCGCGATCGGATTAATTCTTGCATCGTAAAGTGTATCTCTATCAGCAGAGTTAAGTCGAACATCAACGTTAGTTACTGATTCCAGGGCACCGCGGTTAAAACCAGCTGGTGCGAACCAAGGATAAGCAACACGATCGTTGAATCCGAGTGCACTAATTGCTGCGACTGAAGCAGGTACCTTTACTACCTCGTTGTTTAATGAATCAAGTAAGCTAACATCTGGGAAGTAAGCTGCACCGTAGTTGTTGTCGATTACTCGTCCATCAAACTGTTCTGCAGTTTCTTGTACGTCAACCTTCTCTACAGAGTCATCAAACAATCTCGTTCCGCCTGAAGC